TATTATAATACTATTGAAAAACAGTCTAGTATTTTGCCACATAGTATAAATACTATTCCTACATTGATATCTACGACTTCGACAAAACAATCTGGGAAGTCCAAAAGTGATAGCAAGAAGAAGAAAATTATAAACAATACTGTAAATGTTCTTGATGCACTAAATTATGATGCAGAAAGAAAGAGCATAAATAAACCTATAGAAGATAGTTTTGGAATTAATATACCAGGCATACAAAATGATATACCAGATTGCCAAATGCAAGACAATGATTGCAAAAGCTTACTGGTTGATAAATATTTATCTATCATCAACAAACAGTATGTAAAAAAAGTATTCCAAGATGAAATAGAGATATGCAAAGTATGTAAGAGCTCTATGATTTGTCTACAATATGATGCTATCATGATATGCAATAAATGTGGTTATCAAGAGCTCTTATTAGTAGAACAAAATCGCCCCATATTAAAACAGAATACCAAGGATACGTCGCATTTCAGCTACAAAAGAATTAATCATTTTAGAGAATGGTGCAATCAAGTTCAGGGAAAAGAGAGCACAGACATTCCAGACGAGATATTCGAAAAAATCCTGAATGAAATTAAAAAAGAGAAAATCACAGACACTAAGACAATCACTTATAACAAGATGCGAGATATTTTGAAACGTCTTCGTATCAATAAATATTACGAGCATATTAATTACATCATCAATAGGATAAATGGCATACCTACACCACAGTTTAGCCCAGAGCTTGAAGAAAAGCTATGCAATATGTTTAGAAATATACAGGGTCCCTTCTTGAAACATTGTCCCAAAGACAGAAAGAACTTCTTGTCTTACAGCTATGTTTTATACAAGTTCTTTCAAATCCTTGGACTACATGAATATCTCAAGTATTTCCCTCTATTAAAAAGCAGGGAAAAACTATACGTACAAGACCAGATATGGAAAAAAATATGTAAAGAGTTAAATTATGATATTATACCGTCTTTATAAAAAAAATAGTGCCATCATTCGAGCTTTTACATACCATTAGGGAAACCAACCATGCGGAAGCCAGCACCAAGTCCCACGCCTTGGCGTGCACCAGCAGATACAGAAGGAGCAAGCAAGTCAAGGACAGAGAATACACAAGCAGCAGTCAAAGCTAAAAGCCAGATTTCGCTCCATTCTAACTTAGACCTAGGAAGAATAATAGCTACAAAAGCTACAATAAGACCCTCGAATGCATATTTGATAAGGCGGATTAAAGCCTCCCAAACATCAATAGAATATTCCATCCTTATTTTATCTTATTCTTATACTATATTATAAGAATATTTTTCTGCAGAGAAAAAATTATATAAAAGATTAAATAGAAAAGACAATATAGAAAATGGCTGATAATAGTAGACTAGTTAGTACAAAGGAAACTGATTATTTGGATGAAGATAAGCCCATTCGAGGCCAGAATTATGTCTTACTTTCATTCGTTAGTCCAGAGGATGTATTGATGAATAAGGAGGTATATTATTTCAATAAGTTTTTGGATCAATTTGGTAAAGATATGAAAACTTTGTTGGATGGTATTGCTTCAAAGTACCCTGATAGCAAGGACCTTGTTGACACAATCCAACAAAATCATTCCTATGTCTTCAATGCTAAGGATTTGAACGAACAATACAACTTTTTCAAATCAGTTAATTACAATGATATTGAGTCCAGTTTCCACAGGGACAATAACTTCATGACTACTATGCGTGGTATCAAGGTTCGAGGTGTTTTTGATACTATGGAAGAGGCTAAGAATCGTAGTGAATTTTTGAAGAGAATTGATAATAAGTTCAATATTTTTATCGGTCAAGTTGGCTGTTGGTGTCCCTGGTCTCCAAATCCAGATGCTTTGGAAAATCAGGAATATGCTGAGACACAGCTCAATACTTTGATGAAAGAATACAAGAAGAATATGGAAGATAAGGATATTGTCTTCGAACAGAGAAAGCAGGCCCATATTGAAAATAAGGAAACCAATGCAAGCATCAACAGTATGTCTGATATTCAGAAGAGCATTGAAGAAGTAGATGCTTGGAGTGCAAGAAAATTGAATGCAGAAGTAACTAACAAAGATGACATCCCTGCTGATACTCCTGCTGATACTCCTGCTGATACTCCTGCTGATACTCCTGCTGATACTCCTGCTGAATAAATTATCTATAATGAATAGTAAGAAATGAAGGCAATAGCTATATTCTTGTTATTTATAGGATGTTTATTAATCATTCAAGGTTATTATTATAATAAAAGTCTCTGTCCTCCTGAAAAAGTCATTGTTAAATATGTACCAAGGAAGATATATGAAGAACAATTAAGTCCATCAGAAAGTCTTCAAACATTTTATAAAGGGATGTTTGAAGACATATTATTACCATAAAGATATTTATTTTTATCCTTGATATTAGTAAAATGAAAATATTGAGAAACATTGAAAAATCATTTATAGGTCAAATTGAAAATAAAAACAATATAGATGCTTTGAAAACACTTATAAAGTCATACTTTGATAATAAAAAGGTAGATGATGATGCATTGAATCAAAAATACAATAAATACATTGCTTTATTTGAGAATGAAAGAACCAAAAATAATCTAGAATATAATGCTTACCTGAATGAAAGAGCTCAAATTTATGATTTATGGAAAAAGACCAAAACCAAATCAGCATTGATTGACTTGGCAAAATTACCTAGACCTATACCAAAAGATGTTCCAGATATATACACACATACTATTATCAATGTAACAGAGAGGCATATAACAGAAAAGCCTATAATAAAGCCTGTTGTCAAACCTGCAAAGCCTGCTAAGCCCAATCCTAAAAAAGAAAAAGAGTGTCCCGAAGGCAAAATATTAAATCCTATAACTGGCAGATGTATCAATGATGCAAATCACAAAAAAACGAAAGTAGACAAAACTGATAAACCCAATAAACCTGTCAAGGCAAATGCAGACAAAAAATGCCCTGAAGGCAAAATATTGAACCCGAAAACAGGCAGATGTATCAATGATCCAAATCTGAAAAAACCAAAAAAAATGGCAGCCAAAGAATAAAAACACTTGTAATAAGTAGATAAATGCCTAAAGAAGAAAAAGTATTCAGACTTAATTGGATTGCCTTCTTTATAGCATTTGCAGTAGGAATGTTTTATGTATATATATCATCACCAAAACCCAGGCTTATCATTAAATATCCAACACCTTACAATGCAAATAAAGTGACCTATCAGAATGATGATAATGTGTGTTACAAATATGATGCAGAGGAGGTAAAATGTACTGACACAGCTATTCCTCAGCCAATAACATAAAATATTTTGATGGCTATAGATTAGAAGAATTATGGTAAATAAAAACCAATCAACACTCGTTCAAACAATCCATAGGCTTTTTTATGATAAAACAGGACAGATAGTGGTAAGTGCATTATTTGGCCTAGCATTAGCGCTAATATTCAGAAGAGTATGCAAAGACAATTGTGTAGTATACTATGCACCTAATATAAAGGATGTGGAAAATAAAACATTTAAATTAGAAGATGTATGCTATAAATATAATGCATATGCAGCAAAATGTGGAAATATGCAAAATGTTTTTAAACCCTATGACGTCAATATAACGCCAGACAATCAAATCATAGACTATAGCCTATTTTCTGGATTTTTCTGATGAATTGCGTTGTATATATAATAATCAAAATATATTGTATCAATAGAATAATATGTCTATGTCAACACCTTTGAATAACTTACCTCTGAAGACACAGCAAGGTAATGATGAAACAAGTGATATAAATGACCCTATGGTGCAAGATGTACTCAATGAATTCCAAGAAGAACTTATGATGTCGAAAAAAAATCCACATCCAATGCAACAAGCACCACAGTTACCACAACAATCAATGCAGCCTATGCAGCCTATGCAGCCTATGCAGCCTATACCACACTATCCGCAAGCCCCTGTAAATAAATACAGCATTCATTATAACAGTG